TGAGTTGGCTGCAGGAGGAGTCGTGCGAGGCAACACCGCAACCATCAGCCTGACGGCGTTCCGAGCCGACTGGGCCACGCACATGCCGATGCGGGCACTGTGCGAGCGGTGGACTATTTCGCGTGATCAAGTCATCCGCCTGGCGGTTGTCTGGGAGTTGCCACGACGGCACGACCGGAAGCTGCGGGCGAAGCCTGTTCGGCAGCGAGATCCGACAACTACCGAGATCCAGCAGGCCTGCATTCAGATTCAGGCGACGTGGAGCGATGACGTGCGTGAGGATCGCCGAGTGACGAAGACGCAGCTGGTGTCGCTCAAACGAATCCCGCTCGACAGTGAGACGAGAGAGCACACCGCCTACGACGGCGACGCTGACTTGTGGGAGGCCAACCGATGACGCTGTCACCACGGGGCAAAGAGGACGTGCTGCGTCGGATCGTCATCGAGTACGGGCAGCTGTATGCCTACATATACCTCACGGACGGCAGCGGGAAACTGCTGGATGAAGAGGTGTTCAAGCAGCCATTTCGGCTGGATCGCAAGGACGCATTCGAGGAAGCCAAAGACGCCTACGACGCCGCCTACGATTGGATCAACGAGATCGTCAATGTGACGCCACTGCAAGAGGACGACGACGGTGAGGCAGACTCCGAAGAGGAGGACTAGCCGTGCCAAACTACGAAGCCACGCCTGCCGAGCTCGAGAAGTACGGCGGCAACTTGTCGATCTGGGACCAGATCCGCCTCCTGCAGACGTGGGCACCGCTCGTCGGATTCGCCCAGCGTTTCGCCCAGACGGCCGATCCGTACGCCAAGGCCGTCATCGTCAGCGAGGCCGCCGAATGGGTGGCCAGCAAGACCGACGCCAAGGTGGATGACCAACTGGTGCGGCTTCTCGGCGATCTGCTGAAGACCAAGGAAGGCGAAGCCCTTGTGCGGTGGTGCCTGCTGCAGGTGGAGGCCGCCAGGTGAACGATGAGTCCGTCATACGCCTCGCTGCCGTGGTGGCGGCGGTTGCTCTGCTGGCCGCCCCGTATCGGGACCGGATCGCTGTCTGGCTTTCTACGGCCGCCGAAGCCTGTTACGCCGAGCGTTCCACCCTCGGCCGAATCGCCGCCGCACTCCTCCTGATCGCTGCGGCCTGGGGCAAGGTGCCGATGCCAAGGCTTCCGGCGGCTCCCGCCGTCACTGTGGACGTGGAGACTCCGAGCGTGGAGATGCAGCAGCTGGTGAAGCCGGTGGCCGAGGCTCTCAAGGCGTTGCCTATGGGCGACCGGATGCTATGGGCTCAGACGTGGACCAAGGCTGCCGTGGTTGTGGCCGGCGATGCCGTCACTACGGAAGTTGTGTTCACCGATACCCGCTCGCTGCGGATGTTCACCACGCTGGCTCTCGACATCGCCTGGCGTCGGATTGGCCAGCACCAGCCCGGCAGCAATGAGCCGCTCAGGAAGGCCGTAGAGGCCTCATATGGGCATGCCGTTGGCACTGATGTGGTTCCGGTCACTGCGGACGTGCGAAGCCGTTACACCGCATTTGCGAAGGCCGTAGCGTGGGCCGGCGTCAACGGGGGCTGACGCATGGACTTCGTTCCACTCTTTGGCTACCAGCCAGACCGCAAGGGCACCGAGGCGTTCCTTGCCACGCTCGCCAAGCCGACGCTGGCACAGGCTGGGCCGGATCTCGCACTAGACGAAAGCCGGGACGTGTTCCTGGGTTCGGCGTTGCTGTCCGTCGCTCCTGATTGGAAGCGTGGCAGCCAGAAGATCGGCTCCTGCGTTGGATGGGGCTGGGCGCTTTCCTGCGACATCCTGGCCGCCTGCGACATCCTGCTGCGAAACGAAGCCGAGACGTATGGCGGGCGGGTGCTCGAGGCAAGCGTCTACGGGTTCAGCCGAGTTGAGGTGCGTGGGCAGAAGAACTACGGCGGCGACGGTTCCTATGGCGGTGCTGCTGCCAAGGCCGTCACGAAGTACGGGACGCTGCACTACGGCGTGACCTACAACGGCCAGCAGTTCACGGACAACAGCGGCACCAGGGAACGTGAGTGGGGCCGTGACGGCGTGCCAGACTCGCTGGAGAAGTTCGCCGCTGAGCACAAGGTGCAAAGCGTGGCACTCGTCACGTCGTTTGAGGACACGGCCAAGAGCCTCCAGAACGGCTACCCGGTCGCCCTGTGTAGCGGCATGGGCTTTTCAATGACGCTGCGTGATGGCTACATGACGCCGATGGGCGGGTGGGCTCATTGCCAAATGGCAGCAGGCGTCCGATGGAATCCAGAGCCTGCGATTCTCGTCGTCAACTCGTGGGGCGACTGCTACACGGGAACATTCGACAAGAACCTTCCGGCCCAGTTTCAGAGGTCTGCCGGTTGGGTAAAGGCCAAGGACTTCACTCGCATGATTGGCCCTGGTGAAGACTCGTTCGCCCTCGCCGGGTACAGCGGATTCAAGCCGAGGACGCTGCCCGATAACTGGCTCAGAGGTGTGCTGTGAGGTATTTGCTCTGCCTGCTCATCGCCGTGATCGGATGCGTGGCCACGTTGCCAGATGACCACGGCGTATCCGCCGACATGGCCTGCGAGACGGCCCGCATGGTGACGCAGCTGCGGCAGGAGATTGCCCCTACGCCGGCCAGCGATAAGTGCGACAACTGCGACGGCACCGGCAAGATCGGGGATGGCCGCATTGTGCTTGAATGCCCTGCGTGCAAAGGAACTGGCAAGAAATGACGCTCACCGACTTGGAGACGCACGTCTGGGATCGCCTGCCTACGCTTCAGCGTATTGCTGGCCGACGCATTGTGGACCGTGTCGTGCGGCGTGCCGTTTCTGGCTGGCCAATCCCTGTGCTTGAGCAGTGCGACGATGCCGAAGCCGCTGTGGTGGCGAAGTACTACACCCGCACCGTCGAGCGTGCCGTGCGTGCCGACATGCAGATGGGCTTCTTCACTCTGCTGATCTTCTCGGCCTTGGTGCAAGAGATTGTAAAGATTCTTGTACGGTGGTGGATGGAGAAGAGCGAGAACCGCAGCCAGATGCGGCTAATTGCCAAAGAGGCCCGCAATGACTGACGCTGCGAAGGAAACCATGTATGGCATCATTGAGCGGTGGGGATTTCCCACTTTGGTAGCGATTGCCTGCGGCTGGGTGCTTCGGCAAGACGTGCTGCTTCCCTTGGTGGAGGAGCATCGCACGTTCGTGAAGAGCCTGAGCGAGACGCAGCGTGAGATCAGCAAGGCCGTGAGCGAGCAGACGCGACTGCTCTACGCCCTCCAGCCTCGAGCCGGCGAAAGCCAGGAGAACTGAGCCATGGGGATGAGTCCGAGACTGTTGAGGCCGCGAGCCACGGGCTTCAACGTGAAGGCGTTGAGCGGGCTTGTGTATTGGCTTGACGCATCGCAGTCATCCACCGTCACTGTCGGAACTGGCGTGAGTGAGTGGCGCAGCGCGTCCACGTCGTCAATCAAAGCCACGCAAGCAACGGCCAACAATCAGCCCGCGTATCAGACAGCGGCTCAAAACGGAAAAAACGCGATCTATTTTGACGGCGTAAATGACGGATTCACCATAGGCGATTTGTCCGCTAGCTTCCCGGCTGCTGCTACGGCGATCTTTGCGTTTAAGCCCGACACGGACACAGAATACAGCCTTTACACAACCACGAACAACAGTGCATTCTGGGCATACCCAACAAGCCGCACTTACATCGGAGCTTTCAAGGCGACGAGGTTCAACAACGTGGCATCTCCTTTGATGCCAACGGCGTCGGCTGCTGTGCTTTCTATTACATCCTCAGCGTCTGCCTATCGCGTTTACGTCAACGGCGCTACCGCTCACGATGTGGCGGCGGACTATGCGGCAGGAACCAATCACAGGATTGGATTCAACGACCTTGGCACCTATTACAAGGGCTGGCTGTATGAAGCCATCTTCTCATCTTCTGAGTTGTCCACGGCAAATATAACGGCTGCAACGAACTACCTGCGAGCAAAGTGGGGCATCTAAATGCGATACTTCCGCTGCCTCGCCGATGACGAAGCATACGAGCAGATCCGCTCCACACTTGATGCGGCATGGGGCCACCCAAACGCCGAGACGAAAACACTGACGTGCATTGACCCGGCGAGCGTGGCCCCGCGAGACAGACAAGGCCGCATCATGCTTGCAACATCAGAGGCATTCTGCGAGTACGAGGCAGCGGCCCAGATGCTAACGTTGCTCATCAGCGGCGGAACGATTGAAGAGATTGACGCCGTTACGTATCTGCAAGAGTTGCCACAGATTCCCGTACAGTAACCACACATAGGAGCCACCAATGGCAGACAACATTCTGAGCCGCAAGAACCGAGACATTGACATCACGCTGGCCACGGCCACCGCATCGGCCACCACGCTTGACATGCGTGACGTGGCGGGTGCTGTGGTGTCGTTTGGCACAATGAGCACCAACGCCAGCGCGCTCCAGATGTGGGTTGGCACCAGCACGGCCGGAACCTTCCGCCGTCTGTACAAGTCGGACGGCAGCGTGGCTGATCTCACCCTGTCGGCATCGAGCACGGACGGGCGAGCCTATGCCCTGCCCGATGAAGTGTTTGGCACCGAGTTCCTCAAGATCGTCTCGGCCACCACGAACAGCACAGGCACGGTTGGCGTGGTGATGCTGAAGAGCTAATGCCCCAACGCATCCCATGCCACAGGCCGCTGCGTCTGCGTTCGTCACGCCCACAGCGAGACGACAGCACCAGGCCCAACGCGGCAGCCCGTGGTTATTGCTCAAGGCAGCACCGCCTCTGGCGTCAGGCCGTGCTGACTCGTGATGCGTGGCAGTGTCAGTCCTGCGGTGTGATCTGCTCACAAAAGGGGCAAGCCCACGCTGACCATGTTTCCCCAGTGATGGAAGGGACAGAGCGGTGCATGGACGGCAGGAGCCGCTACGACGTTGCTGCAGGCCAATGTCTTTGCCATTCATGCCACACACGCAAGACCAACCGGGATGGCGTCTGACGCGAAATGGTTAGCCCTGGGAGGGCACCTGCGATCATCAGACCCCAGACTGACGAAAACCAGCGGTTCGGTCTGTAGGCGTGGCCGAAATTGGCGTCCCCTAGTGCGTGGCGTGGCCCCTGCGGGCCGTGCGATCGGTGGTCGCGTGCTGAAGCCAGATAGTTTCGACGCCTGCGTAGACGCACGCTGCTGCGTCTGATGATGGGGTGTTTTCTGCACACTGTTACAGCGTTTTCGTGCCTGAAAAATAGGCTCAAAAAGCATGCGGCCACGGCTTGAATCGGTGCCGATGTAGAGCGTATCTTTCGGCATCTCAGGAGGTGCGTGCCATGGCCGTGATGCTTGCGAAGACGTGGAGCGGTTCAGATCCAAGCGGCTGGTGGATGTCAGAGAAACTTGACGGCGTTCGTGCGGTGTGGGACGGCTACCGGCTCATGACTCGCACGGGCAACGAGATTCACGCCCCTGAGTCGTTCGTGGCATCGCTGCCCGTTGGCGTGAGCCTGGACGGCGAGTTGTGGGCTGGCCGTGGCACGTTCCAGCAAGTGAGCGGTGCATATCGACGCATCGACCAGGCGGCGTGGCGTCCGATTCGCTACGCCGTCTTTGACGCACCGGAAGCATCCGGTGGATTTGAGGAGCGGCAGCAGCTGCTCCGTGAAGTGCTCGCCGGCAGCACCGGCCCGGCGTTCGTGCTCGAGCAGCGACGGTGCGGCAGCCGTGATGATCTAACGGCCATGCTGTCAGACATCGTGTGCGGCGGCGGCGAGGGCGTGATGCTGCGTGAGCCGGGCAGTGCGTACGAGCCGAAGCGGTCTGCATCGCTTCTCAAGGTGAAGACGTTTGAGGACGCCGAGGCCACGGTCATCGGCCACGAGCCCGGCACTGGCCGCAACAGTTCTGGCGTCGGTGCCCTGGTGGCACGGATGCAAGATGGCACGGTGTTTCGTGTATCGTCAGGGCTGACGGACTCGCTGCGACGCAAGCCGCCACGAGTTGGCACCGTGTTTACCTTTAAGTTTCAGCAGTTGACCGATGCCGGCGTGCCACGGTTTCCAGCCTTCTTGCGGATAGCGTGATGGGTAAGGGCCGAAAGCCAACACCTAAACCGATCCTGAAGCTGCGAGGGGCTCGCGTTAGAGGCCCGCATAAGAGCGGCATCGACGCGCCCGCTGGCATTCCTGAGCCGCCTTCCTACCTGTGCGACATTGGAAAAGCCGAGTGGGAGCGGATCGTGCCGATGCTTGAGGCGTCCAAGGTAATGAGTTTGCGGCATCAGCACACGCTGGCCGCCTACTGCGACGCCTTGGCGGACATGGTAAAGGCCGAGACGGAACTGAAGCAGCACGGTGCGACGTTCATGGACGACAAGGGCAGGGTGATGAATCACCCGGCCTGGTATCGGAAGAAAGACGCCCGGCTGCACATGCTGCGTTTCGCAGAGCAGTTTGGCCTGACGGCGTCTGCCTTGGCGAGAGTCTCAGCTGTTGAGCAAGCAACGTCCAGCGACAACGAAGACCGGCTCATGTTCGGCTGAGAAGCCGTGCAATACGTGCTCGTCGTGTCTGGCGGTACGGTTCTTTGAGAAGCACCTGACGCACGCCAAGGGCGAGCTCGGTGGCAAGCCGTTCCTGCTCCAGCCATGGCAGCGTGACTACCTACGGGCGTTGTTCGCCGAGGAAGGTGGCCGGCGAAAGGTACGCACTTCGCTCCTCGCACTGCCTCGCAAAAATGGCAAGAGCACGTTAGCCGCAGGAATCGCACTCAGGTGCATGCTCGAGGACGAGCCCGGTTGCGAAGTGTACTCCTGTGCTGCCTCAAGAGATCAGGCACGGCTGGTCTTCGATACCGCAAGGATCGCCGTCGAGCAGTCGCCGGTGCTGCGGCAGCATCTCAAGGTGTACCGAAACGCCATCGTGAGGGAGTCCACGCACGCCACCTACAAAGCACTTTCCGCTGAGGCTGGAATCCAGCACGGGCTTTCGCCTCACGCCGTGATTTTTGACGAGCTCCATGTGAGCAATCGGGAGATGTGGGAGGTGATGCTGTCGGGCCAGGGCGCGAGACGCAACCCGCTGACGGTGGCATTGACTACGGCTGGCCACGACAAAAAGAGCGTCTGCTGGGAGGTGTGGAAGTACGCCGAGGCTGTCCGCACGGGAGCCATCAAGGACGAGACGTTCCTGCCGGCGATTTACTGTGCAGACCCTGCGGCCGATTGGCAGGACGAAAGAACATGGGCCGCTGCAAATCCGAATCTCGGTGTATCGGTAAAGCTCGACTTCCTGCGAAGCGAGTGCCAGCGGGCGATTGAAATGCCCGCATACGAAAACACTTTCAAGCAACTCTATTTGAATTGCTGGACCCAGCAAGATACTCGCTGGATTGCCATGCATAACTGGGCGAAGGGCAACGTGCCATGCCCCGTGAACCTAGTAGGCCGCGAGTGCTTTGCCGGCCTCGACCTTGCCACGACGTTTGACACGACTGCGTTTGTGATTCTTTTTCCGCTGGACGACGGCACGTTTTGGGTTGAGCCGCACTTCTGGATACCGGAAGAGAACCTGCACCAGCGAGTGAAGAGAGACAAGGTTCCGTACGACGTGTGGCAGCGAAAGGGCTTGCTGCATGTCACTCAGGGCAACGTCACCGACTACACGCAGGTGCGGGCCGACATCAACGACCTGGCGAAGAAATACGGCTTCCGGCAGATCGCCGTGGACAGGTGGAACTCGACGCATCTGACGCAACTGCTGCAAGAGGACGGGCTGCCAGTTGTAGGTTTTGGACAGGGCTACGGCTCCATGTCGGCACCTGCGAAGCAGGTAGAAGCATGGATCGTGAGCGGAAAGCTCCTGCACGGAGGCCATGAGCCGTTGACGTGGCAGGCCGGAAACGTGGCGATTCAGACAGACGGGCAGAACATCAAGCCAAGCAAGCAACGGAGCCACGAGCGGATTGACGGGATCGTCGCCCTAGTGATGGCGGCAGGCGTTCACGCTACCTCGTCATCCACATCGAACAACTGGGACATTATCACGCTATGAGCGACGCCACAGAACTCTCAGTTCCGGATTTCAAGATGTTCGATCTCCGTGGCATCGACTGGACCGAGAGCGGCAACAGGACGCCGTCTGGCATTCGGGTCAACGCCGACAACTCAATGGCCTGCTCGGCCTACACGGCCTGTATCCGGGTGATTTCGGACGCAGTCTCGGCACTTCCGTTGCACGTCTACGAGCGGATGGCTAACGGCGGCAAGCAGAAGTCCACGAGCCACCCGGTGTATCGGCTCCTGCACCAGCAGCCAAACCCGTGGCAGACGGCTCAAGAGTTTCGGGATTGGATGACCGGCATGTACCTGCACTACGGTGCGAGCTACGCCGAGATTCGGCCAGGTGCTCGAGGTGCCGTCTCGGAACTGTGGCCGCTGCATTCAAGCCGCATGGAAGTAGAGCGGCTTGAGAACGGCACGCTGCGGTACATCTACCGTGAGCCGAGTGGCCGGAAGACGCTGTATAGCCAAGAGCAAATATTCGCCCTTCGGTTCACGACTGAGGACGGCATCAAAGCGATTCCGACGTACAAACTTTTTCAGAACGTGCTTGGCCTTTCACAAGCTCTTGAGACGCATGCCGCAACGTACTTTGGCAACGGGGCGCGTCCTGGGGTGATTCTTGAAAGCAGCAACCCGATCCCCGCAGAAGCTGCCGAGCGTATGCGTGAGGGCTGGGAGCGAATGCACCGAGGCAGTGACCGTGCTTTTAGGACGTGCGTTCTGCCTGCTGGCGTCTCTGCAAAAGAGCTCAGCAGCAGCAACGAGGCTGCCCAGATGCTGGAGAGCCGATCGTTCGCCGTGTACGAGTGCTGCCGGATCTTTCATGTGCCGCCTCATCTGATTCAGCAGCTTGACAGAAGCACCTACAGCAATATCGAAGTTCAATCGACAGAATTTGTGCAGCACTGCCTCCTGCCGCATCTGAAGCGGTGGGAGGCTGCGATCAGCCGTGACCTCATCGTGGATGATGAGCGGTATTTTGCCGAGCACAGCGTGAGTGGCCTGCTGCGTGGCGACCACGCCAGCCGGTCGGCCTACTACGTCTCGGCCCTGCAGAACGGCTGGATGACGATTAACGAGATCCGAGAGCTTGAGAACCTCAACCCGATCGGGCCGGAAGGTGACAAGCACTTCGTGCAGTTGAACATGACCACGCTGGACAAGGTGGGCCAGGACGCACCAGCCCAGCAGCCGCAGCAAGACACGTCGCCGGCCGAGCCGATGGACGGCACGCAGGCCGACGACACAGAAGACACAACCACCGCCCAGGAGGTGCCAACGAATGGAACTTGAACGCCGCGACTTTGCGTTTGACGAGACTGACGAGCTCATCGTTGAGCAGCGTGCTGACGGCCGTGCCGCCATCATTGGATACGCAGCCGTCTACAACCGGCTCTCTTTGGACCTCGGTGGATTCAAGGAGGAGATTCTGCCTGGTGCCTTTGACAAGGTGCTAAGCCGCCAGCGTGGCAAGCAAGACGTGGTGGCTCTGTTCAACCACGATTCCAACATTGTTCTGGGCCGCACCTCAAGCGGCACGCTGGAACTCTCCAGCGATTCCAAGGGGCTGCGGTATGTGGTGACGCCGCCCGTTAGCCGTGCGGACGTTCTTGAACTCATCGCCCGAAAAGATGTCGCCGGAAGTTCGTTTGCCTTCACGGTTGGCAAAGACGGTGAAGGCTTCCGCCAGGGCGAGGACGGCAAGGCTGTCCGTCAGATCCGAGAGGTGAGCGGGCTGTATGACGTTGGGCCAGTGCTTGTGCCGGCGTACCCGTCAACGTCTGCGAGCGTGGCTATGCGTTCCTATGAGGCGTGGCTGGCATCGCAGCAGCAACCAGAGCAAGAGGCCGAAGACCGAAAGGCTCTGATTGATTTTATCGCCAAGAGCCGTGGCATCAGTGCTGCCGCTGCGGCGTGGTCGCTGAGGCTTCGTAATGTCTGAGGCCCGCTGCACCTGCGGCGAGAAGTTGCGGTGCCGTTCCTCTCGCCCATGCGGTGACGAGCGGCAGCGTTACATGCGTTGTCCGAAGTGCGGTGCTCGTGGCGTTGTGTTTGTGAAAACAACAGTTTCCGAAGTACGGTTCTGCAAGAGGCCAGCACGATAGTGGCACTGTGGACTCCATCGGCAATACCGCCGGCGGAGAACCTACACAGTGGACAACCTCAAGAAGCTTCAGGACGAGGCGGCTGCCCTCGCCAACCGGATCGACGCCGTGCGTGCTGTCGAGGCCGAAGACACGACTGCCCGAGATGTCGAGCTCATCGACCTCAACAAGCGTGCCGAAGAGCTGACGGCCAAGATCGACTTCGAGAAGAAGGTCGTTGAGTCGGCCAAGTCCCTCCGCTCTGTGGTCGAGCGTTGCACGCCGGCCCCCGAGGTGCGTGCCGAGGAGCCGAAGGTGCGGATCGAGTCGATCCCGTACGCCGGAAAGCTCCGTGCGTTCAAGTCCGAGGAAGACGCCTACAAGGCCGGCATGTGGATCAAGGGTCACCTTCGTGGTGACGCCGAAGCCAAGCGGTGGTGCCAGGACTACGGCGTTGAGGCCCGTGCTCAAGGCTCTGCGGCTTCCACGACTGGCTCGGCATTCGTGCCAGACATCCTGAGCAATCAGGTGCTGCGGTTGGTGAATGAAGATTCGGTGTTCGCCAGCAATGCGACTCCGGTCAACATGCCGTCTGACGTTGTTCTGGTGCCCAAGAGGACCGGCGGTGCCACTGCCTACTGGGTCAACGAGAACACGGCGATCACTGATAGCGACCCCACCCACTCGCAGGTCACGCTGACGGCCAAAAAGGTCACGGCGGCCACGAAGGTAAGTACGGAGCTTTTTGAGGACTCCGTTGTTGGAATCGCAGAAATGTTGGCCACTGAACTGGCGTACACGCTGACCACTGCGGTCGAGACGGTGGCATTCAACGGCGTGGTCGGCAATGCCCCGCTCGTCGCTGGCATCCTGACCAGCAGCGGAATCCTTGCGGGCTCGTCGGCGACCTACGCCGCTTCGCTTGTGACGGCGGCCGGCGACACGTTTGATGAGGTTACCAAGGCCAACTATCTGACGATGCTCGGCACGATGCCGTCGCACAGTCGGAACGGTGCGGCGTGGATCGTCTCGCCGTATGCGTTCGCCACGTCGATGCAGGCTCTTGATCTCGCCCAAGGCGGATCTGTCGGCCTGTCGCAGGGCATGGGCCTGACGTTCCTTGGTGCTCCCGTTCTGTTCTCGCACCAGATGGTTGGTGCCGGCGACCAGACTGGCAAAGTGATGGCTCTGTACGCCAACCTCAGAAACGCCGCTCACTTCGGTGTGCGTCGTGGCCTTGAGATCGCCTCAAGCGATCAGGTGGCGTTCCTGAGCGATCAGGTCGTCGTGCGGGCCACCATGCGGTGTGCGATCTCGTGGAGCGATCTTGGCAGCGACACCGTCGCCGGCCCGGTCATCGGCCTCGTGGGTGCGTGAGCCTAACGGCTTGACGAGTCTGCAATCTTGAGCGGGCGGCTTCCACAACGGGGCCGCCCGCTCTCTTTTTTGAGGCACTCCATGCTGGTGCGTGTAGGTGGCACCGAAGTCGATATCCGAGTCGAAGCCATCTTGTCGATGCCTAGGCTCTCGTTTACGGCCAATCACTTCGCATGGGCTCAGGCACTCATGCCCTTGGGCATTCGCCCTACGATGGGCACTGGTGCGTTCTGGGACCAAGTGAACACCAGGGTGATGGAGCAGTTCATCGACAAGGCCGAGTATCTGCTGGCCATCGACTACGACACGTTCTTCACCAAGGAAGACGTAGAGACGCTCTTCGCAATGGCCATGACATTTCAATGCGACGCCATCACGGGGCTGCAGACCAAGCGGGAAGACGGCCGCCCGATGCTTACTCTGAAAGGCACGCTGGACAATCCGCCCGATGAGGGCCACACGTCGGTGCCTACGGCGTGGTTCGCCGAGCCTGTGCAGGAAGTGGACACCGCACACTTTGGCTGCACCGTCATTAGCACGGCCGCACTCAAGCGTGCGAAGAAGCCATGGTTCTGGAGCAAGCCAGACCCGGAGGGCTCGTGGAACGATGGGCGAGTCGATCCAGATATCTGGTGGTGGCGTAACTGGCGAGAGAGCGGCAACCGTGTCTTTGTCTCTCCCCGTGTCGTGCTGGGCCACGGCGAGTACGTCGT